AGTCTTGAACGTCTTGTCAGCATCTCTAGAAACCGCAAGGTTAGCATTGTCATAAACACCTACCTTCGGGGCGGGAACCCTATTAGCAACAAGAATCTCATCCCGGTTTGACTTGCGGTACTTGTCAAATGATGCATCTTGAATACCTGCCTCAAGTTTCTCAAACTTGATATCGGTATCACCACCAAGAGATGCTGGCAAAGGAACAATAAGTGTTCCGTGATTTCTGCCCTTCACCTCCTGACGGAAGTAGTTGACCAATTCCTGCTTTGAACGATTGCTAAGTTTTGCACCCTTAACAATAATTGCATAGCGTGGAATAGCCTTGTTTTCAAAGTAATCAATATTATACTCTTTAGCAAACTTATCACCAATAATAGCCGCAGCAGCAGAAACGCTTGACGGAATACCATAATAAGTATTATTTGGTGAATAAGTCTTAAAGTGAATTACTTCGTTTGGATTAGGATCTGAATTAATCGGATCTTCTGTTTCCGTGTCTTGAAAGTTTCTAAAGTACACGGCTTGAATCTTGTTGCTCTTAGCTATTTGCACATACCCGTCACGATGACGACGAATTCTCATCAAAGTCGCTGGGATATGTCCAATATAGCCGATCTCGCCAGAATTAGTTCTACCGATTTCCATATAACCATTACCGGTAGTAAGTACGTCAAGCCATACTCTAGTAATTGTTTCAATAAACGTTTCTTCTTCATTGAAATCCTCGAACTTTTGCTCCAGATCCTGTCGGGTGTCTTGAATAGCTTTTCTGACTCTGGCGAGTCTTTCAGAATTTCCTTGAGCCTTTTCAAGCCTTCTTTTAGACTTTAGGGTCTCAGGGAAAGTGTAGCCCAACCCAACCGTGTTCATAACTCTAGCATTTATAGCAGCATTGTGAATTGCACTAGAATCATAAAGATCAGCAAGCGTTTCTAAATCATAAGGAGGAGTTACAACATCATACAATGAGTAACCGTCAAGTTCCTCCGGATCGATATATTTAGCGCCAGTGCCTTCAACGCCATCATACTTTTTTGCAAGACGGGTAGCCTTGCGCTTCATGCGTGATGACAAAGAGGTATACTTTACTTTCTTGAACGGGTCGGAAGATTCAACCTTTTTCATTGTCTGAAAGTAATTTACATCATCAATAAATTCTTCAGACTCAGTATCTTCCATATGAATCATTTCACCCTTCATTATCTTCTCCTATTAAGTTCTTTACGAACAGCAGCCTCAATAACATCTTCATAAGGATCTGGATTCAGCCCAGCAGCAAGACGCTCTGCTTGATCATCTTTTTCAGAGGCAGTAACCTTTCTGGCTCCGCCTACCCAAGTTGCATAACCTTCTTCGCTGCCAGTCCAATACTTAGCAGCCTGAGCAACTTGCTTTTCAATATTTTTATCATTCATGATGCCCTCTGCACACAACACACCATCGCCATCCGACAGCGGCTTACCATCAGGCATGATCCAAATACAGACACCATACGCCCTCTCAGGGACATAAAGTTCTTTACGCTTTACATAATCGTCAATCATCTTAGACATTCTACACCACATGATGTTCAAAAGCATCAGATAACGACAAAAAGCGTACCGGTTTGATACGCTTTTTGCCAGTTAGTGCTTAACTGTAATTATCTAATCGGGCAAGCTCCACCTTCACACTCAAGATCTTCAAGAGCATACTCGTTGATCTCATCAACAAAAGTAATTTCTTTAATCTTGCCTTTAAGACGAGTGTACTCTTCTTTTGAAATCTCCTCATACGGAGCAAGAGCAAAACCGTGATCACTGTGCAAAAGGAACGAAACCGATTTCAAGCGATCTTTATAATTCTTCTTCATCCATTCTTGAATCTCAGGCAACTCCTCCTTATGATAATAAACAGTCACAGAAACATTGTTGTCAGCCCAAGCAGCCTGAGCCTTAGCAACCCACTCCAACTGATCGACGGCCTTCAAGTCTTTAGCGAGCACAGCGTGCTCAGGAGTTTCGCATGGGAATGAAACAACACAAACAGTGTGGTTTTCTTTACCATCAAGACCAACATCATACTGAACGTCATAACCCTTATCACGACAGTAATTCACAAGAGGATCGCTACTTCCCATGCGAACTCTACGGATATAGTACTGAGAATAAGCAGGATGAATACCTGGAGTAACACCGGCAAGCAAACTCAAGGTTCCAGAAGGCTTTACAGTTGTCAACTTAATTGACTTGTTAATACCCTTCTCCGCTGACCATTCCTTATCGTACTCTCGCAGTTGCTCGTAGCAATCAGAAATCCAAGACAACTGCTCTTCCGTTGACTGCATCCAGCCAGTGATGCCCTGACCCAGACGACGGTTGCGAGCAATAACGGCCTGTGACTTAGGATAAGGATATGAGAGTGTCGTAATAGCCTTCTGCGTCTTATACAGTAGACGACTAAGATCCATCAACTCTTCTTTGCTTTCAATATTAGGCAAGAAAATTTCTGCAAGATTGCAAGGCTCACCATCTTCAAGACCGATCTCACCGCATGGGTTTGTACCAATTACTTTGCTGTCATTGACTTTTTCACCCGTCCGACCAGTCTTGCGAATAAGCTGACGATTAATAAGTCCGTAAGGCTCACCTGTGCCATCGTACCCCTTCCAGAACTCATCAATAATTTCATCGTATGAGTCAGCAAAGATTGAGTTGTTTGAGTTACCACGCCATGCAGGAATGTCACCCTTAGACCAATTCTTTGCACGCAGATACAAAAAGTCATCCGGATCACCAATAGCAATCTGTGCCGAACGACGAGCAGAACCCGCTACAACAATTTTACCAATAATATTGCAGATATCCAAAGCATCAACAGAACGAACCTTCTTACCGGAACGCTCATCAAGAATCTTGCAGATATCAGCAATCCCTTCAATCAAAACCTCAGGACCAGAAGCAGTGCCACCAAAAGTCTTAAGCGGAGCACCAAACCCTCTAATCAATACCGTGCTGTAAGTGAAAGACTCTCCCGTATGAAAATAACTCTCAAGCACTTTTCCAAGAAGAGCAGACCAGCCTTGACGAGAATCAGGAACAATAAAATCTGCGTCATTTGTTCTCTCATGAACAACACCCTCAACCTCACGAACCTTAGGTAGATCGTGGACAACGGCTCTCTCAACAGAGAAACCAACTCCACCACCGACCATAAGGTGATCCATCAAAAACTGAAAATCTTCAACTTTTGAAATAGTGGTCATCCAGCAATTAACTAAAGAAACACCACTCATCTTGCGAACAAGAGGTGTACCCAATTGCCACAAAGCACGACCTGCAAAAATACCTTTCAAGTTAAAGATATAATCAAACAAGCGTTCTGCTTCTTCTTTGGTGTAATCAGCACCAATTTCTTGAGCACCATTGATTGCTCTAGCAATAGTCTCAAACCAATATTCCTTACGACCAAGAGCCTCCAAGTCTCTTGAATAAGTACGGCGGTAAACAATCTCCCCCATACCGTTGAAACCCCAAGGCGGGGTCTTATCTGTATACCGAGCAACAAACTCGGGTGTAATAACATTCTCCAATGTAGCCTCCTAAATAGTGATAGAGAACTATGATATCAAGCATTAGATGCTCAATAAAGAAACGGTACTAGGGAAGATTAGAAAGAATTTTCGAAATTTTCCAACCGTGCGATGATCATATCAGCAACGGCGGACCACGACTGCTGTTCGTGAAGAATTCTTGCGGATTGCAAAGTATATTTTTTGAACTCATCGTATTCATTTACAACATGAGTCATCAAATCACACAAGCTATCATAACTGGGCACTGCCCAGTCTCCACCATCACAGCCATACAAATGGCTTTGCAATGGCGCTTCACCCCACTCAGCATCAAGTGGAATTGACATCTTAGCAAAGTCAGCAGTACCAGTAAGATTAGTCACAATACTGGGCATACCAGTAGCAATAGCTTCAAAGGGGATCATACCAAAACCTTCACCACTTGTTGGATAAACTAAACAATGACAAGCATGATACAACTGAATCATTTGCTCATTTGTTAAAGATTGAGGCATAGCGTAAATCTGAGGATGGTTGTGTGCCGGAACAATTTTACCGTTCATATAAACATCAGCATCACAATAACCGTTATACTTAAGAACCAACTGGTAGTCTAAGTCACCTTCATACAATTCAATAAAAGCATCGACAACCATTTGAACGTTTTTACGCTTAGAGTCACCACCAACATGTAAGAAGTTAAATTTACCTGTCAATTCTCTGTCGATCACTGCATAATCTTCTGAGATACCATGTGGTATTACTTGAATATTGTAATGAAGATTATTCTTTACATAGACTTCTTTTACAAAGTTAGACGTTGCCCAAATCTCATCACATTCTGACATAGGCTGAAACCAACTCGGAGGAACCTTTGTACTTTCCCACGGAGTGTAACCTACTGTATAACTTCTACCAGTTTGATAGTAAACAGGCTGACAGAAATTTACATGAAACGGAATAGACCGCCTGTTGTAATATACAGCAACATCACTATCCTGTAGAGCACGGATAGTGTTTAGAGCAGCGTTAGAATACCCCTGGCTGTACCATGACTCGCCAGACTCATCTACGCTGCTGGGTGTGAACCAGCTTATTTTCTTCATAAGACCTAACTACTTAGTATAACTCTCAATTTCAATACAGTTGACACCTTTGCTAATTAATTTTTGGGCATCTTCTTCAGAGAGTTCACAAGTAACCGGTGTGCCTCGAAAGACACATCTTGTTGCGCCGAGATAAAATCCGTCGCACTTCATAATCGAAATAAAATCAGAGTCTAATACAGCTGCTGGTCCACAATCGTCAGACTCTACAATCGCGATGATTTGCATAGTTATATATTACCACCTAGTTAGATAAATAGAAATTTAACCGGTACACCCTCTAACTTGTATAACCAGTCTAACGGAGACCCTAGCACAGCGGATCTGGGCATGTGTCAATTTCTGAAAGAAATATTTTAGAGTTCCGCCCCACCGAGATTTGCAGGCTGTGGTAGCATCACCTTCATGACAGATAATAGAGTGATTCCAGTGCTGAACGCAGGTAGCGTTAAATTGCTTGACTGCTTTGGTTCCGACGTTGATATTGTAAACTCAGCAAGAGTTAGTTTTGCATCTTACCAAACCGAAATGGACGAGCGTGGTAAAGGTTTGATCAACTTCTTAATGCAACATAAACACGCCACACCGTTTGAGCATGTTGTCTTTAAATTTTACATTAAGTGTCCAATCTTTGTGGCTAGGGAGTGGTTCAGACATAGGTGGTCGTCATTTAATGAAATGAGTATGCGTTACCATGTTCCGCAAAATATTGACTTCTTCTACCCAGCAGAAGACTCTATTCGCAAACAAGTAGGTAAACCTGGTCACTATACATTTGAAAAGATTGATGACCCAGCAGTTTACGATTATGTTACAGAAACACTTGAATCAGTTTATCGTCAAGCAGAGTCTGTTTATTACGAAATGATTGATTCTGGCATTGCAAAAGAGATTGCTAGAAGTGTCTTGCCAGTTGGTCAGTACACAGAGTTTATCTGGACAGTGAATTTAAGAAGCCTTCTAAACTTTGTTTCATTACGGAACGATGACAACGCACAAAAAGAAATTAGAGAATACGCAGAAGTTGTTGAAAGACTAGCTACTGCTTATGTCCCTGAAACAATGAATGCTTTTGTTGCAAACAACAGAGAGGCTATCTGATGAGAATTGTTCCTTATGATGGCGATGAAGGAATCGAAGAACTTGATACAATAGGACTATTAATTAAAGCAGTCCCTTTTGAAGACGGTTTTGTACCGGCCTATAGTATGATTGCTCCAGCAGATGATTACTTTATCAAAATAGATGAAGTAAACTGTTTAATGGACGGCATTGAGATTGCGCGTGATAGACTGGATGATCTAATCGCAATGATGCTCCAAAGCAAAATTGCAGAGAAAATTATGGAAGACCATCCATCTATTTACGATCAGGATGAAGAGGAGGATTTAGAAGATGATAATGGGGAAGGTGATTAAGGATTTTCCTTATCCAGAAAAAAGATGCCCTTATTGCAATTCAAAACTTCAATTGGTCAATGCTATTCATTATGAAAATGATCCTTATCATTTTAAAGCCTTGTATTTAGACCCTAACCCTAAATGTTCTGTTTACGATGAAGGTGCAATGCAAGCATATGCTAGAATCTACTATTCTTCAGAAGAAGCATATTGGTACTACGGTGACGTAAAAATTCCAGTTCAACGCTGGAATCGTGACGACCTCTATACTATTTACCAATAATCTGATAAAATTGGAATACTATGCCAGTCGAAAGGTGCTCAGAGGGCGGAAAGCCCGGTTTTAGATTTGGAGATTCCGGCAAATGTTACACTTATACAGAAGGTGACACGCCTGGAATGAGAGAAGCAAAAAATAAAGCTCGCGCTCAGGAAAGAGCAGCCTATGCTTCAGGATTTACAGGTAAATCTTACGATGATACAGAGTATGATTTCTTAAACGAAATCCTTCTTGCTGAAGAGGTCTGGTCATACGAAGAGTTTTTGCCAGACCCAACAGATAATTACGAAATTCTTGCTGACATTCTTAAAGAGATGCATGACAACGAGGTCAACACCCCTCCCGATGATGAGGAAGAAGAAGGTCATGGGCATGATTTTCTTGAAATGCTTGACCCAGAAGAAAGAATGTTTGCTAATGCGCTGATTGCAATCACTCAAAAATATGGAAAATTTGACACCGATGATGAAGGTGTATGGGTTGGTTACACTTCAGCAGAAGAAAACGATAATAGAGAGATTGGTGTTAAGTGCGCTAACTGCGCTTTGCATGAATCAGAAAAGGTGTGCAGGATTATTTCTGCCCCTATTGAACCCGGTGGTTATTGCCGTCTTGCTGTAATCCCTAAAGGGTACGTTGACCCTTCAGCAGACGAGGATGACGATGTGAGTAAAGTCACATACGGTCGTCCGGGGCGCAACGACCCTCGCAAGACACCGGCTAAGCCTTCTGAGAGGAGAAGTGGTTCTAGACGGAACCGAAGGGGGTCGGCTCAGTCTGGTTCTTCTGTCAACTTCTCAGAGGCTGTGACAAATTCTCTTAAGACTAAGATGGAGAATCATAATAAAAAGCATGATGCTGCATCTAAGCGTGCTACACTGTCGGCACTGAAGGCAGTTTATAGGCGTGGGGCTGGGGCTTTCTCAACTTCGCACCGTCCGGGTATGACAAGAGGTCAGTGGGCAATGGCTAGAGTTAATGCTTACCTCTATCTCCTCCGCAACGGAAGACCGTCAAATCCGAACTATACTACAGATAACGATCTTTTGCCGAAGGGTCATCCCAGAAGCAAGAAGTAATAAGGAGATAAAAATGATCATTAATCTACCATATGACAATGTTGAAATGATGAAATCACATCATGACAAGATGAAGTCTTGGAACGAGAACATGGCCAAGCAGCATGAAGCCGCAGCCCTATGGCATGAGCAGCAGATTGAAGAGCTTGAAAAGGCTATGATTCAGGTTCCGCTTAACCCAGAGAGCAAGCCTGCTCCCAGCGCAGGTGGTTCTGGTGGTGGCGACACAGGTGAAACTGCATCGTCAACTCCTCCGGTAACACAAGTTCCTCTTGATCCGGTTAAGAAGGCTGATCTGGTTAGCATCCTTCAAGACCATGCCGCAGAGTATGGTGACTTTGAAAAGTCGATTGAAGATATTGCTGACATGATCTTGGGTGAGTGATGGATAGCACGGCTCTGTCTGCAATCATTGTTGCATTAATCACAACAATGGGAACAGTTTTAGTAGCTTTATTCAACGTTCTCAGAAAAGAGAACCGGCAAGATCACAACATTGTTAGAGAAAAAATTGAAGAACTTCGTCAAGATGTAAAAGATGTAGACGACAAATTAGACGGACACATCAACTGGCATTTAGACGATAAGTGATATAATAGGTTTGTGACGGACTCTCTGGTTGTAAGTATTTCGTAAGATTATTTATGATGCGGGGGGTCCGTCACATTTTATTTGATCATGAAGTTTAAATTTTACCCCGTCGTAGAACTTTTTTGGAAAGATCACTACAGCCTCGGTGATGAGTGGTATGATGAAATTCCGGAGGCCGATGTTCGCATACTTTCAGCGGTAGGATACCTTGTTGGAGAAGACGAAGATTATTACTACGTATCTTGTAATTATGATTTTGGGAACGACCAGTTTTCTGCTGGGACTGCTGTACTCAAAAATTGTATTGTCAAGAGAAGGGTCTTGAGTAGAGGAAAATTTGACTATGATCAGTTTAGTGGAAAGAGAAAGACTCGTAAAAATCGTATACCAAAACCACAGCCAGACGAATCCTGAACGAACCAGAGCGGGCTGCTGTGTGGCAACTGGGTATTACAACGAAAAGTCTCTCCCAGAAATTTGCGCTTACTATCAAGTATCTCAAGATGATGGATTGTACTGGTGGGAATACTTTGGGTTTAATAGCGAACTTGCAAAGCCCGCTAAACGTAAAAAACGAAAACAATCTGATATCTTTGCTTTCCTTAAAGAAAACTCCGGCAAAAAGATTACAGTAAAGCAACTAGTTGAAGAATGCTCGATTAGCTCTCCAACTGCTTATAAGTTTATCAACGAAAACCCTGGCTGGTTTAAAAAAGTTAAAAGAGGAGTTTATGAGGTGGTGAATGCAGATGAAGAAAGAAGAAAAGCAAAAACTAAGTAAAGTAAATGAAGAATACATTGAGCAGATGATGGTTGCTACAAAAGTTTCAAGAGCCGTCAGGGAACTTGAAGAACATAATCGAACATTGATGCTAAAACTAGCTAGCGCTTATGAGGAGCTAGAAGAACTGCAAGAAGCCTATTACAGTCTGCTTAATGAAAGGAAGAGGGAGTATGGAAACTATGAATAAAACGTGGCAAGCAGCCGCAGATGCCGCTGTATCAGAGATTTACGATATGGCTATTGTCTCCAAGGACAACTCTGTTGATAATCTTATCAAGTTTATGAGGCATAGGTTTGATCAAACACTTAAAGGTATTGAAAACTACAATTACGTTCCACCTCAATCTCTTATTGTTGATGGTCAAGCGCTGTGGTCTTTTGTAGGTAGACATGCTCTTAATATTCTTACAATTACGGGATGGAGGCCGGATAAGGGCGAGATAATTGCTACCCTTATCCGTAAACAAAAAGACTATGGGCCTGAAAATATTTCTCGATTTGGAAACATAGGTCTCCTTATCAGAATGCACGATAAAATTGCACGACTTGAAAACATTTATGAAAAATGCGAATGGGACTTCAACAAGGCTATTGCTGTTAATGCAGTTTCAGATGAAACAATTATTGACACTTTGATTGATATAATGGGTTATAGTGCGATTGCTCTTATGTGGTCAACTATTGACTCTAATGGAGATCGTGCCTTTCTTTATCCCATGAGTTGATATGAAAAAAACAAACATTAAAATATTCGAGGTAAACAATTTTACGGTATCAGCTATAGAAATAGGTAATGCTCTTAATCGGCTTGTAATTGTTGAAGACTTTTTTAAATATCCTGATTTGGTTAGAGAGTATGCTTTAAACTGTAACTATTTTGAGATGCCTCACACAAAAAATCCCGGCGTTGTTAGCAGAATGGCTGTGGACCTGCCCGAAGTCAGAGAGGCTGTTGATTTTATAAAGAAAAATACTTTCTCTGACCATGCTAGAAGAGATGACTTAACTGTAATGACTTTTCAGGCATACAGGACCAACAATAACAACGCTCCTCATTACGACTTTTTTCAATACGCAGGGATTTGTTCATTAAACACTTATGAAGAAAATCCAGACATATCTGGAACATCTTTCTACAGATACAAAGATGGACATGAATATGCCACTACTTCAATGTATCGTGGCGAAAAGTGCAAAGATAATATTCATGAAGATTGGACTAAGTACCATACAGAAACTCATGAATTTAATAAGTTTATATTCTACGAGGGCTACTTGTACCACAATCTTGAGTGGGACGAAGGTGCTTGGAAATCAGAAATTCCAAGACTGACGTTCAATTTTTTCGGCGCAGAAGATGTATACTACTAATGTATGAGCTTTGAGACCACCGGATATGTTGTAATCAGAAACGCTGTTCAAAAAGATGTTGTGGGCTTTCTAGTTGACTATATGTCTATGAAAGAACAAGTTGCAAGAACGCTTTACGACTCTGGCTATCTTGAGAACCATCGTCATGAGTGGGGTGGTTGGGACGATCCACAGTCTCATGGGGCATATTCAAATTACTCAGATATTGCTATGGAGTCAGTCTTAGTAAGAATGCATCCAGTAATGGAAAAATTCACCGGATTTAATCTCGTCCCTAACTATTCTTATACCAGA